TCACACACAGGCAGATGACGCGCTATGTCGTCATGGTCGAAGATCGCTGGGTTACGGCGGTTTACGGCCCTGGTAAAGGAATTGGTTTCACCCGATCCAAGGAGGACGCATCCTCGTGGGTCACATACGAGCGGGCTGTCGCTGCGGCGAGAACTGTTGCTCAGTCTTGTCACTGTGACGCTGCTGTGCATAGCGTCGATGAACCCGCGTACCCCCAATCATGGAAGTAGTACCCTTCCAGGAACAGCAAGACCCGGAACTTCGCCTCGGTGAAGGTCGCTCTCGTACCAGTGCAGCAACTGCGCAGCTGTTCGAGCTGAAAATTTGGCTGCCGGGTCAAGGCGCCATGCGGGACTTGGTGCGGGCGGAGTCGTTGCCGCAAGCGATTGAGTTTGCGCAGAACCGCTACCCGAATTGCAAGGTGGAGGTGCCGACGACGGCCGCGAAAAAACCTAAGCTGGCTCGTGCCAAAAATGGGCCGCGTGAAACGGCCCGTAGGCGTCTCAAACTCGTGGAGAAAAGGAATGAGCCAGCAGATCGCTGACTGGGCACGTCAATCGTGGGGTGAGGTCATCGTGGATCAGAACCGCGCTGACCTCATGGATAAGCTTTACCTGTGGGATGGGCGGGATAAAAAAGACCACCCCCTACACGGCACCTATACCGGGCTGTACCTGAAGTACACCGCTAATTAAGCGGAGTCGCGGTCCATCCCAAACTGCTCGGCCAGGTTATCCGCTGCTTCGCGGATAGCCCAGGCCGCTTTTGTTTTTTCTAGCTGGTGCAGCGTGTTAAGCACCAGTGCGGCTTCGAGTAAACCGCGATAATCCTGCTTGTTGAAAAGATCAACGAGCCAGCGATCCTGCGCTGTTTTGTGGAAGCAGGACTCTGGGGTGTGTTCGATGGGGCGCATGGCTAATCTCGGCGGATGCGGAAGAACCAGCCGGTGTCGTTGCCTTCGATGAGCCAGCGAGGCAGCCAGTTCTTTCTGGAGTAGGCGATGCCGGCTCCACCCTTGTTGCTGACATAGCCGCCGTTAGCCAAGTTGGCCTCGCCGTAGGGGTCGTTGTGGATGAAGTGTGTCGGTGTATATCCCACCACGACGCTCCAGTGGCCGGTGCCGCTTGGGTTAGATACGGGACCTTTGTGGAGCCAGCCGACAGGAACCGGATAACCATTAGCTATTTCCGTTTCCAAGTCTTCCACGGTGCCATCCATCTCAAAGGTGGCGTTCAGTCCCAGTGCTTTGAGAGCGGCGATTTGGGCTTTTGGGTCAGTGGTATCACCAAAGCGGGCGCGGAGTTTGTTGTACTCGTAGTCGCCGGAGATCTTGCCGTAGTAGCGGGCCACCATGGCACAGCTTGAACTGAAGCATTGGCGATACCCAGTGGCGCCATCATCAGGTCCCAGCTGGTATTCGTAAGGGACTTTTAACAGTTTTTGTCCCGGTGGCACAGTAGGTTTTGTTCCAGCATGTTGCTCCATCAGCTGGATCAATTTGCCTGGGTAATTTGGATCGGTTGCGTAACCTTCTTTGTGCAACCACTTTGCTGCTTCTTCGCGGGTAGCGGCGTTATTACAGCCTTTGTAATTCTTGTAGTCCTTGTACCAGTGATCAACAAGGTAGATCACGCAGGACAGCAAATCCGGGAAGTCGATGAAGCTGTCTGTAATTGTGATCCACTGACCGTTGATAAATTCTTGCGTTTTCTTGTCGCTGCCTTCACCTTTGAGGCCGAAAAAATTGTTTCTACCAGATACTAATTTGCCGTAATTTGATTCGAGTGCCCATTGGGCGGCTACGAGTTCTGGAAACTTTGCGCCAGCAACTCGGGCGGCTTCAAGGATTCCCTCCCAGCTGTTTGGGAATTGGGTTTGTTTGCCGGCAACGCTCCAGGTTTTGAACCAGCCCTGATCGCGGCCCAAGATGTGAGGATTGGCCTTATTGATGGCTTGTTCCAGTTCGGTGACGGCCGCCATCTGGTGAGGCAGTCCTTTGTAAAACCGGAACAGGTCGCTAAGACGGATCTTGTTGGTTGCCATCGGACCAAGGGGCGTGGATACTCATGGCGCCACCCAAAAGGCGGCTTTTGCCGGTTTGTAGTTCGTCATCAGGTGGTTCGTGGACCACTAAGGGTTTTGGTGTTAATGGCTGAGCTGCAAGCCAGTCGGCTTCGGCACGATCCAGGCGAGGTTTGAGCGTGGCGCGAAATTTGTAGTCCTGCGCTGCTTTGCGTAGGTGGTCGCGCCAGGTCTTGTCACCGAATCGTGCCAGCCATACTTCGCCGCCTACTTTTTTGGGAAAACTACCTTGAGTGCTTTCATGATCAGCTGCACCCATCCGTTTTCGCGGATCGGCAGCAAGGAAATAACTTCGCTACCGGCAGCGACAACAACGGCGATTACGGCGAGAGTAGTTGGATCCATGGAAAACAGGACTCTGTAGGAAGTTTAGCTGTACTAGAGAAGAGTTCCGGCGCACGTAATAGTTTCTACCGCTACATTCCAGATAGCCACTGCTGGGTATGGACCATCGCATTGAGGATGGCGAATACTTAAACAAAAAAGAAGCAAAGGCGCGATTTAGGCAATCAATCCTTAACCATTGGGACAACTGCTGCGCCTATTGCGGTGTAGATCTGGGGCGATCTGCAACCCTCGATCATGTACACCCCAAATTCAGGGGTGGGCATACGCACCAGCAGAATTTGGTGGCCTGCTGCTTTGGATGCAATATCTCAAAGTCGGCGGAGGATTGGCTGGAGTGGTACAGAGACCAGCCGTTTTGGGAGCCACATAGGGAGGATGCGATTATCCGATGGATTACTGAGGGGCTTGTTGCGTAGGGTCCCAGCCCATGCCTTCGAGGTACATCACCGCAATGTAGTGGTCTTCGGCGTAGCGGCACACGCTTCCCTTGCAGGCGCGGTAATACAGCTCGCCGCGCTCGTTCTCCAGTTGGTCCAGGGTGTAGCCGTTGCCGTAATCAGTGGTGTGGACGACGCTCATTTGTTGTGGCCGATTCGCATCTCAATCTGACGCACTCTGGTTTCGAGATCACTAAGCCTTTCTTTTGAGTCGTTTTTGAGTTCTTGAATATCGGCGGCAACTGTATTTACTGATTGATCCAGCTTGGCTACTTGTATAAAAAGACCGCCTAAACCAACCACTGCAGCGGTTAGCAGAGCTGGTACAGCCTGATCAAACGGATTTTTTGGTGCCTTAGCAGTAATAAAGGCCTCTTCGTGGTGATCCATTGCGAGGCATACTGCCGACCTTTTTTACAGGTTAGCGTCCCTGCCCACGCAGAGGTTTCTTACCGCGACGATTAGGGCGTGAGTGTTGCCCGTAACCTTGCCGCGTTGTTTTAGGTGGTCCGGCTTGGTGATCCAATCTGCCGGTGCCAGTTTTAGCGCGAACCGCCATCAGATTACGACTCCGCTGCTGATGCCACCGTTGAAGTCAAGCGTATCCTCGCCTTCGGGTGTTGGCTCCTCGCCCCAGTTGCTATAGGCGCTGCTGGTGATGTAAGCAGCAAGTTCCTCGGTGGTGGTAGTGGCTTCAATGGCGGCTTCCTTTTCGTCGCTCTTGGCGCGGATCGCTGCACGCTCAGCCAGCACGGCATCAGATGCAGGTTTGCCGCTGGGTTCTGCGCTGCGTGTGATCATCCAATCCGTTGGTGCCAGCAGCGTGCCTGCAGTGGTTTTGGTTTGATTGACCCACTGCTCTACTAGCTGGGTGTGATCTTTGGGCAGATCTGGACCCCAGTAAAAGCGTTGATCGTAAGGTTCAGGATCAGGTGCTTCGGTGATGCCGATTGCTTCGCGTTCAGCGGGGCTAGCAAGACGGAGCCAGTTAGCGGGATACTGAACGCCGTTGTGGGTAAAGGCTCTGTCGAGCGCCAGTGGCTTGCCGTCGAGGATGAACATGGGTCTAGGTCCGTGTGTTTAGGTTAGCCCGATGGGCGGAGAAGTCTTGTTCACTAGTGGGTTAGCGGGCGCGGTTATTCAGTGCCATTGGCGATTCGGCAAAGGCGGCGTAAATCATAGTTTCGCCGCCATTTATATCCGTACCCGTATTAGTGCGTATTTTGAATCCGTTTGACAGCAAATCCAGTCTGATGTTTGCCGTATATTCTGCATCTGCCTTGTTTGTTCCCAGAAAAGGCATGACAACATTGTATCCGTATCTAGCTGCATCGACGATGACCCAACTATGCGAAAAGGCTAGTGAACCGCCGTCATATCCGTTACCGGTGTTTTTAATCATCACCCACCTCGGCCTAAACCCGGTATACACAAACGGACCATCCGCGCTGCCGTTGCCTGTGTAGCTGCCGAACGCGCTGTAGCCTTCGACTGGGGCGAAGCAGTAGGCGATCATATTGCTTCCGCTAGGATCCAAATTATTCACAGTAAATACAGTGGAAGTAGGGGCAGCCAACCCCGAATCGCCCTTACCATTCGTCAAATTTAAGAATAAATAATCAAAGCTACCGTCAATCGCAGTCGTATAAAAAGGCCACTCTGTCACTGATGAGCGGTTCTTCATAAAATGGATCTTTGGAGCTACGCCTAATCCGTGACCGATGGTTTCACTCACTCCAGTGCTAACCCAGCTAACGATTGAAAAACCTGCTGAAGCATTAGTCCTGCAATTAGAAGTGATGGAGCCATCTGTGTTCGTGACGGTGGAGCTTCCGGCGTCCCATGTCCAGGCCACCAAGGAATCGTTAAGGGTGTTGATACCTGCTTCCGCTCCGAGCGAAAAGCCGTCCGAGTCAAACGACGTAAGAGCGTCTGTATCTGTGAATTCGGCATTGGTAAGGTTGCTGTATAGGGCCTTGTTTGCCCCGCGTACAACGTCGAAAAGCTGGTGAGCACGAAGCGCTGCATCGCCGCCGCGTTTTTTCAACCACACCAAATCCGGCGAGAACTCCAACCCCGAAATAGTCTGCGTGCTGCCATTACCCGTGTAGAGCTTCACATCCATGTACTCACTAGGCTTTGTGATTACTGGGGCGGGTAGATTTGCCGTGCAGAGCGCCTTGAAGCCGCTGGGGGCGGTGTAGGCCCAACTACGTTGGCCTGCGTTCAACGTGAACGTGGAATTACCACCGCCGCCAGAGCTAATGGCTGGGAACCATGTCTTTGCAGCAAGCGACGAGCGGGTGTGCTGCAGGCTGTTGTTTTTGTAAAACTTGACCTCTGATGTATCCATGTCAAGCGCAACACCGATGACATCGCCAGTCGTGTAGGTTGCTGCGAGTGCTACGCCAGTGTTGCCATCTGCCATCAAATAGCCGTTGGCGTTGTAGCCGACACTTGAGGATGCCTGGCCAATGAAGTTGCCAGTCGGGTAGACCTCATCAACAATGCCAATGATTGAGCCGCCAGAGGCGCTGTTGACCGTGATCTCCCAGTAATACTTACCCGAGCGGACGCCAATGGTCCCAGTGGCCAAGCCGTAAGCGGTTGCTCCAGTGCCTACATCGAGGTTCCCGTTTGTGAGGCTGGTCGATGAACCTTGGCGTAGAGGATTCCAGGTGCAGTAATTCCCCCTCACCTGATTACCCAGTCCCGTGTCCGTCTCGGTGCCATTTTGGGGAACGTCTACGAAGCTATCGGTATCAGAAGATTCCTCGAAAGGACTATCAGTAGAAACTTTTGCGTTGCCATTGGCGGTTAGTGTAAAACTATTAGTACTATTATCAATAAAGGTTGAATCCTGTAAAGTCAATAGCAAAGTATTAGTAATTGCCGTCAGTGGTTCATTTGGTGGTGTGAAGTTTGATGTATAAAGCGCGGTTCCTTTTATGATTCTAAAATTAGAAATGTAACCACTAAAATAGGTTTCAAAACTCGTAAAGTTAAATAATCCTATAGCAACATATTGTTCAGTTAAATTATTTCCCCCATCATTCACTGTTGTTGGACCAGCAACCCCATCCACATAAACTGTAATTACATTGCTTTGGCGAACAGCGGCTACATGATACCATTTGTTTGTGGTGATTGCAGATTCGGCGGATCTTGCATAGTACTGTGTTCCGCCAGTAGTCCTACTTTGAAACCGAAGTTGACCTGTCGTCTCTACTATAAAACTCCAGTATAAAAGATTCTGGTTGCTTAAAACCCGACTTGATGCAATCGCAGCCCTACCTCCTGTTATAAAAATAAATGCTTCAACCGTAAAGTCACCGGAACCTAAGGCAAGATTTGCGCTTGCACCTGTTGTGAGGCTATCGCCATTACCGTCAAAATACCCACTCCAGCTATTGCTTGTAGTTGCTGGACCGGCAATAAGGTTGTTGACAGTCCAATCATTCCCATTCGAACTAGTGTCCGTCCCTAATGCGGCGGCGGTGCTGTTGTCGCTGAACGGCAGATGGAATCCATTTGTCCCGAAGCTACCGCTGTATTCAATCGGTTGCCAGATGCCGTTGTCGTCGAACTCACCAAAGCTGGTGGGGTCTAACGCTTGGCCGTCGATAAAGTGAACGTCGGCGAGGTAGCCGTTGAAATACCTTACAAGTGCCCTTGCAACACTAATGTGATGCAAAAATGTGCCGTTTATCTGTGTCACAAGGTTTTGTGGGCCACTTTCTGCAAGGGTCAGGGTCTGCAGAGCGTTATTAACGTAAAACTTAAAGTGGTTTGAAGCCGAAGCCTGCGTGGTGTCAACCACGCAAGTCAAGTGATACCATGCAGAAGGATCTCTAAAAACAGCGGCAGTGGTAGCAATGGTTCGGCTGCCGGAATTGCCGCCAGTATTCAGCGAAAAAGTATTATTACTCTGAAATCTGATTTCAAATTGATTGGCTGCGCTTCCGTCCCAGCCAGCGAACAGTACCTGATCCGATCCAAACTTTGTCAACTTGACCCATGCTGCCCAAGTGAACGTGCGCCTGTTGCCAGCAGATGCAGGCGTTCTGGACAAGTGGGCACTGTCACTACTGTTGAAACGCACGCTGCGTTCAATGGCGTATCCACCAGCGGCACTCGCTAGCAGCAGGGGGTTGGCGCTTCCAGGAATCGTCATGTGTTGGTCGGCTCGCTGATCAGTCGTGCTGTGATGTGGGTGCTGCTATCCACGTAATAAACAACCGTGCTAATCGCTCCAGTCGTCGTGCCAAACGTCGGTACACCACCGTCGAAATACCACTGATTACCCCATGCCACTGTGCGGGCGGTGCTGTCCTGCGTGATCGAAATGCTGCCGCTTTGCCCTGCCGTCACATTGCTGGGGTTGGCAATCGTCGTGTTCTGATCCAGCGCCAAGCTGAAGTTATTGCCAGCAGCAAAATCAGGTGTAACCGTGGCGCCTGGCGTCAACGTCACCACCGATCCGCGCTGCGCTGCTGTGAAGCTCTGCACCACATCAGTCTTGGCCGTATCCGCGTCATACGCCTGCACGCTGACGCCAATCGCCGCCTCCTTTAGCAGTGGATGACCACCAGCCGTAGAGCCGTCATGCACCACCGCCGTGTCTTTGGTGGTGTCAACCGTGACCTCACCTACTGCACCAGTAAATGTGCTGTGCTCTGCAGTCGTGCCGCGACGCTGTTGTACCTGAGTAGCCATCAGACCAGTGCTCCGTAATCGAGGGCGCCATCAGTTGCGCCTGTGATCAGCCCATAATCCTGATCGGCAAACGCAATCCGCACGATCTCAGGCGTGCCCGTATCGCGCTGCATATACAAAGCGCCATCAAAGGTGTTCATGCCCACCTCCCCTAGCGCCAGATCACTGGTGGTGGGCACTTTGCCTGCAACGGCGCTGCGCTTAAGTTTGATTGTTTGTGCCATGTGGCTAACCCTGTCGGCTATTTAGCCGGGTAGAAGGATCAGAAGGTGCCGCCGTCCACCGTGTCTACAGCAATTGTCACAAAGTTGTTGCTGGCGTCAAGTGTCCAGCTCAGGCTGCTGTTCAGGCGGATCACTCCATCAGTACCATCAGTGCCGTAGATGTAACCGGCGGTGCCACCACTGACAACAGCAACCTTTTCATCCGTGCTGGACGCAGGAATGTTGAGAGCTGTTTTGAAGTTGTCGAAGGTGATCTTCTTTTCTTTCTGCCCGCTGGTTTCGCTGGCATCGTGAATCAGGATCAGGTCTTCCGATCCAGTGACAGCACCCAGTGTGGTGAGATCATCAACCGCAGGCACCACCGGCAGCTTGGTGGTGGCATCAGTAGCGACGTGGAGCGTGCCACGATCAGTCGTGACGTGCGGCTCGCCAGCCAGCATCCCAGTTGTAGGGAGGTTGGCCTTAAGACCGCGCTTTAGTTGAAGGCGAGCCATGACGGCTAGTTAAAGGTTCCTCCGTCAAGTGTAGCCGTCCAGCTCGCGTCGTAGTTAGCGTTTGTGTCTTTAATCAAAATGTTGCCGGGATTACCACCAACAGGTAAACCACCGCCAACTTCACCTGATGGACCTTGTGGACCTTCAGTGATTGCCGTGACAACAGAAGTTTGCGGAACCGTGACAACAGTGCTGCTACCGTTTTCAGTAACAACAACGGTATTACTAACGGAACTGATATTTACAGAGGTCATGCCGTATATCCCTCCGAAACGTAAATTATCCCTTCGAGGTAATACTCCTTTAGCCCGCTGCCGTTTGTAAGCAGAACGTCGTAATACGCCTCGTCAGGCAGCAATGCGGTCTGCTCGTCAGTTAAGGCGATGGCAATCGTTCCAGTCGCTCGATTTGTATAAGTAACAGTAAAGTCAGCGTATTTTGTGGTGCGCCCTTGATTCCACGCTTGGGCTGCCACGCTCCAGCCGGTTAGGTCGATGGCGGTGTCAGTGCTGTCTTTGAACTGCAGCGTGATGCTGTAATCCGCCCGACGTTGCAAGCTGATGTTGTACTGACCGGGCTGGATTGCCATGACGCACCTCCTTAGGGCTACTGTAGCTAGGCAGCTTCCAGTGCAGCCACCTTGGCTTCAAG